GCTTCAGCAGTCATTGAGATCAACACTACCCGCGACATTGGGCGGCAGATTCTCCGGCATCGTAGCTTTTCATTTCAGGAGTTTTCTGGTCGTTACGCAAGCTATGACGCACTTGAGGCCGCGCCGCTGCGGGAATGCAGGCTGCAAGACGCCAAGAACCGGCAGAACTCGCTTGAGTGCGGCGATGATGACCTGTGGTTAAGCGAAGGATGGATTGATGCTCAACAGTGCGTACTGCATGAAGCCACCAGAGCATACAAATGGGCATTGTCCAAAGGCATAGCCAAAGAGCAAGCCCGCGCCCTGTTGCCGGAAGGATTGACGCCCAGCCGAATGTATATGAGTGGCACGCTCAGAAGCTGGGTAACGTACTTGCAAACCCGGCTTGATCCGTCAACACAAAAAGAACATCGCGTCATTGCGCAGCAAGTGCTAGAGGTGCTGCGCAGCGTGGCGCCTGTCACGATGGACGCATTTTTCAAGGCGGTCGCATGAGCTTAGAGCAAGTCAAAGCAGCACTGGATAAGCACGGCGAGTTGTCAGCCGTCGAACTGCAAAGCATCACAGACTACTGCCGGTCAAGCGTCAATGACAAGCTGCGTAAGCTGATTGCTGACAAGGAGGTGCATGTGAGTGGCTACCGCCCGCAAGTGGGCGTGCAGGGTTGCGCGACGCCTTTGTACTCCATTGGGGCGAAGAAAGCGAGAAAGCCAAAGGCGGTGAAATCCGATTTAAATATTGCGCGGTCTCAGTTGGGCGTGTGGGCAGGGTTGATGCAATGACACACAAGTTAAACAGCGACCGAACCGCAGTCATTGCGCCGGATGTGAAGTGGATACCGATTGACGAGAACACCCCGATTGGGATGCGTATGCAGCTAATTGAGCGTGCGCAAGGCGTGGCATACACCAGAGTCCACCACAGGGGTGATGGGTTCACGCACTGGTTTCCACTACCAACTTTTGAGCACCCAAAAAAATGACTTACATCCGTGTGGTTACCAAGGACACAGCAACCAACCCTATAGCGCGGGCTGTTGCACGGCAGAAGTTAAGAAGTCTTTTGCTTACCTCCAAGATTTCACTGTACATGATGACTCCTGAGGATGAGTATCAGGAACGTCTGGGTGCTATCGTAGCTACGCTGGGACCCATGATCGTAGCGGCATGTATCGAAACCGCAGACCGAGGGACTAAGCTGGAAGAGCTTATTCAGACCATGCAGGTGGGTAGAGATGTATGCGTACAACTACTTACTGCGGGTACATATGACCCAACGCAAGCCCGTGTAATTTGTGATGCGCTCGACGCGGCGGAAGAAGTTAACCCTAGGGTTAACCCGGAGGCAATGCAGAAAGCCCTGTATAGCATGTATGCGGGCGGGCACAATTAGCGCTTTCTTTGTAACGGAGACGGTAAATGCACGATCAGAATACCCCCGCATTTGAGACGTGGACTCGGGAAGAACTTAACAAACTGGCATACACCATGCACAAGCAACTGATCGCCACTACGGAAAGAAACGCGCAGCTACGGCTTGCGCTTAGAGAAGCCAAGCTGGTTAACGAACTACAGAAAGATGATTGGAAATGAGCGCATTAGACATTCAAGAAGGCGGCGACCATTACCGGAAGATGAAGATTCAGCCTATCGAATTCATTCACGCTAATGAGTTGGATTTCCTGCAAGGCAACGTAATCAAGTACATCACGCGCCACAAAAACAAAAACGGTGCTGCCGATGTCCGCAAGGCGTTGCACTACTGCCAACTAATATTAGAACTACAGTACAAGGAAGAAACAAATGGCGACAACCCCGGAAAATAAAGTAAAAGCAGCGGTTAAGCGCATACTTAATGCGCATGATGTGTACTACTTCCCCCCGGCTACGGGCGGGTATGGGCGTTCGGGGGTCCCCGATATCGTTTGCTGCGTTAACGGAAAGTTTCTCGCTATCGAATGCAAGGCAGGCAAGGGCAAGACTACGGTACTGCAAGACCGGGAGCTACAAGCTATCAAAGAGGCAGGCGGTATTGCTATGGTGATTAACGAGGACAACTATGATGCATTAAGCGCAGTTCTCAAGGTGCTTGCATGAGTTCGCTAGCCACACTGGATCTCGAGACCTACTATGATCGGGACTTCAGCCTGTCCAAGATCAGCACCGAAGAGTATGTGCGCAGTGACAAGTTCGAGACTATCGGGGTATCAGTCAAGTTCGACAATGGCTCAACCCAATGGTATCCCCAGCCTGAGGTAGTGCCGTACTTGGCGTCCGTAGATTGGGCAGACAAGTTCATCATCGCGCAGAACACCGCATTTGATGGGGCCATACTGAAGTGGCGCTATGGAGTTAACCCTAAGGGCTGGCTGGATACGCTGGGTATGTCCCGGGCGTTGTACCCACATGCCAAGTCCCATAGCCTGAAGTCGCAAGCAGAACGGCATGGTATTGGTGTTAAGGGCACCGAGGTTATCAACGCGTTGGGCAAACGGTATGTGGACTTCAGCCCTATCGAACTAGAGCGATACGCAGAGTACTGCTGCAACGATACAGAGCTAACCTACGCCTTGTTCAACACCTACATGGGTATGGGGTTCCCGCGTATCGAGTTGCAGTTGATCGACCTCACACTGCGTATGTTCATCGACCCCGTACTGCGACTCGATAAGGCAGTACTGAAGTCCCACCTGAGTGAAGTCAAAGAGGTCAAGGCTAACTTGCTGGACACCGTGCGGGACATGATGCTGGCAGGGGGTGACCCGGACTTCACGCACCAAGTGTTTACCGAAGGTACAGACGGTATCAAGAAGTTGTTGATGAGCAACGACAAGTTTGCAGAGGTATTGCGTAGGTTTGGTGTGGAGCCTCCAACTAAGATTAGTTTGACCACGGGCAAGACGGCATATGCTTTTGCCAAGACAGATGAGGACTTCAAGGCGCTGGAGGAACACCCAAGCCTAGAGGTGCAGGGGCTCGTGGCCGCACGGCTGGGTAACAAGAGCACGTTGGAAGAGACACGCACTGAGCGGTTCATTGGCATGGCGGATCGTGGCGTGTTCCCTGTACCCTTGCGGTACTACGGGGCACATTCCGGCAGATGGAGCGGCCAAGACTTCGTTAACCTCCAGAACCTGCCGTCACGCGGGGCTAACGCAGGGAAGATCAAGAAGGCGATCATTGCACCCCCGGGGCACGTAGTCATTGACTGCGACTCCTCGCAGATCGAAGCCCGCACGCTGGCGTGGCTGGCAGGACAGGATGACTTGATACAAGCCTTCGAGAACAAAGAGGATGTGTACAAGATCATGGCGAGCCGTATATACAACGTGCCGGTAGCGGAGATTACCCCGGGCCAACGCCAAGTAGGTAAGGTTGTGATTCTGGGCGCAGGCTACGGAGTTGGTCACGTTAAGTTGCAGGCGTTCCTTAAGCAACAGGCCAAGGTAGAGGTCACCTTGGAAGAAGCCAAGCGCATCATCGACGCATACCGGGCGACGTACTTCCGTATCCCTATGCTGTGGAAGTCTGCAGGTAACGCGCTCAAGGCGTTGGCTCTGGGGCAGGCTATGCAGATCGACATACCGGGTATCGTCAAGGTTGTTCCCAACAAAGGGCTCACGCTCCCCAATGGGTTATTCATCCAGTACCCAGACCTCAAGCGGGTGATTACGAAGTCCCTACAGGGCGAAGAGAAGCAGCAGTGGTCGTACCAGTCCAAGGGACTCCCTGTGTACGTATACGGCGGTAAGGTTGTGGAGAATTTCTGTCAGGCGGTAGCCCGCTGTGTTGTGGCTGAGCAAATGCTGCGTATCGCCAAGCGGTACAAGGTGGTTTTGACCGTGCATGATGCCGTGGCCGTGGTAGTCAAGCAAGAGGAAGCTGCGGAGGCTAAGGCGTACGTCGAGGCGTGCATGTCATGGCGTCCTAAGTGGGCTCCGGGATTACCCTTAGCTTGCGAGTCTGGTATGGGAGCTTCGTATGGAGACTGTTAAAATACAGTCCCAATCAACTGAATAAAGAACACTCATGGCACTCGCATTTTCCTATAGCGCGATCAAGGATTTCCAAAATTGCGCCCGCAAGTACCATGTGGTTCGTATTCTGAAGCAATACAAACAAGGCGACACCACAGCTACCCTTTACGGGACGGCGGTGCATACTGCATTTGAAAATTATGTCAAAGACGGCACCCCACTACCAGAAGCTTTTCAACACTACCTGCCTTTCGTGGAACCTCTCACCAAAATCCCCGGAGAGATCAAATGCGAACTCAAACTCGGGATTCGTAAAGACTTCACGCCATGCGAATTTTTTGCCCCGGATGTATGGTTCCGCGGGTTGCCCGACTATCTCGCACTTAACCACGACAAAGGCATTGCGCGAGTCGTAGATTACAAGACTGGCAAGTCCAGTCGCTATGCAGATACAGATCAGTTAGAGCTTATGGCCGCTATGGTCATGGCACACTACCCAAAGATCAACACCGTTAAGGGTGTCCTTCTATTCGTGGTTGCCAAGGATGCAGTCAAAGCAGAGTACACACGCGCTCAGCTACCTGAAATTTTCTCCAAGTGGGCAGGCCATGCAAGTATGATTGAGGCTGCATTAGAAGCAGGGGTATGGAACGCTCGCCCCTCGGGGCTTTGTAAGTTTTGCCCTTTATCGGAGGACGCATGCGAACACAAATAGGAACTTATGGCTACCAAACCACGCAATTTCAAACTTGAATACGAGCGCTATCAGGGCACGCCTAAGCAGCTTAAGGCTCAAGCAGAGCGCCACAAGGCCCGCCGCATCTACGAAAAGGCTCATGGCACCCTGCCAGATAACGTAGACGTAGACCATAAGAAGGCTATGTCCAAAGGGGGCGCTACGAGCCTAAGTAACCTTAGAGACGTACCCGCAAAGAACAACCGAAGCTTCTCCCGCACCAAGACCGGGACGCTGAAGTCGCAAACAAGCAAGCGGGAAGCCGCTAAGTAGAGTAGTATCCCGGAGACGCTTGTCATTTGGCGTCTCTCCTGAGTGTTGGTTTTTGCACGGTAGTTCACCCTACCGTGCTTTTTTCGTCCGTGAAAGGATTTTCCCGTGCAAATAATAGATAACCGGGCACTGCAATTCGTGACCCGCAAGGCAGACCAGATCACTGCATTGATTCCGAAAAGCAAGGTGCTCGCCCGCAACGGCGACCAAGCCAAAATCCTCGTTAACTGGGGCCATGTAGAGGCGAAGCTTCTGCGCAACCTGCAGATCAAAAACGTACCGCATCCCATAACGGGCAGATACAAGTGGCCCGGGGTGTACACACCCTTCGACCATCAACGTACTACCGCAGCATTCCTCGCTACCCACCCACGGTGCCTTGTGCTCTCTGAGGCGGGGACGGGCAAGACCAGTGCAGCGGCATGGGCTGCGGACTACCTCATGCTGCAAGGCGAGATCAAGCGGGTGCTTATCGTCTGTCCCGTGTCTATCATGGACACCGCATGGCGGGCTGACTTGTTCCGTACGCTTATGCACAGAACCGTGGCAATTGCTACGGGTAGTAAAGCCAAGCGTCAGCAACTGATTAGCGGAGACTACGAGTTTGTCATCATCAACTTTGATGGGGTGAAGGTAGTGCGTGAAGAGCTTGCAGCAGGTGGATTCGATCTTGTCATCGTAGATGAAGCAACTGCAGTGAAGACGACTACTACAGACCGTTGGAAGGCTTTGTACAGTCTAATCAAGCCCACGACCCGGCTCTGGCTTATGACCGGCACCCCTGCCTCGCAGTCGCCTACGGATGCCTATGGGTTGGCTAAGCTAGTCAACCCCAGCGCAGTGCCAAAGTTCTTTGGGGCGTTCCGCGACTTGGTTATGTACAAGATCACCAACTTCAAATGGGCTCCTAAAGTTACTGCACAGGATACGGTATTCAAAGTCCTGCAGCCCGCGATACGCTTCACCAAGGCTGAGTGCTTAGACCTCCCTGACTTGTTGTACACCACTCGGGATATACCATTAACCGTACAGCAAATGAAATACTACGAGGAGGTTCGCAAGTCTATGGTGGCTGTGGCTGCAGGTGCGGAGATTACCGCGGTCAATGCAGCGGGGCTGTTGAATAAATTATTG